GCTATAGGAGTAGCTGGAGCTGGTAATCTAGGAGTAGCTGGAGCTGGAACTGGTGCAATTGATGATGCAATGGCTGGAGCTACAGTTGTTAATGCAGTTATTGCTCTTGTAGCAGGAGTTGCCATTGATGCTGTTCGTAAAGCAGGAGTTATGGCTTGTGCTATAGGAGTAGCTGGAGCTGGTAATCTAGGAATCGCAGGAGTAATCGCTTGTGCTATAGTTGGTAGATCTAAACTTTCTATCAATTCGGCTGGAGTAGAAATTATTTTGCCGATAGCGACTTCTGTTACGTCTCCTATGTCAATAGTCAAATCTTTAGCTTGCTGTCTAAGAACGTTAATAATAGAAGATAATCCGTTTGAAATATCTTCTATACTATTTTGTTCTCGTTCAGTAGCCATGTTTTCGTGTTTTTGCTTTTGCTTCTTCTTCCTTTATGTGTTTCATCAAAAGTGCAACGTAAATCTCCCTCTCCCATGGCAACATACTATCAAGTTCAGATAAGCTATATTTATGATATTGTAATAGTGCAAAATTTGTTTGATAGTAGTTGCTTAGCGATTCATGTGAGAGGCCTATGCGAAAAAAGCTTGAGTTCCGCTTAGAGTCACACTATTTTCATGTTTACAGCTAACACACTTAAAGTTTACAGTATGTTCTAGTTTTGGTAGATTGCTGATATACTTTTCGATTTTTGACATTTGTGCACGATTTAACGATGAAATAAATGTAACAAGCTCTTCATGAGTAGACTGACTTGCTTTATAGACTCCTTTTTCATCAAATATGCTTTCAATCATCGCGACTATAGTTTCGATAATCGTGTCAGCCTGATGTTTGTTGCCTAAGTTAAGTTTGTTAAGATCATTGATAGACAGATATTTTAGAGTAACTCCAATGCTGTCGGTAAGCATAATAGTATTGCTATCTGCTTCTGGTAATTTTGTAATGTTAACTTCGTCTAGGTTAACAGAAACGTCTGTAAGCGATTCACATTTTTCGCATTTGCAGCGAATTTCACTAATTTCACCGACACTCTTCGAACGCAATCTAAGAAAGATGTATTCCAAATCAAAAGAAGTCAATGCATTAGGATCAACAGTATTGAAAGTACATGCCTTGACAATTTCCTTTAGTGCGGATAAGATTTGCTTTTCGTCATTTGATTCTTGAGCAATCAATAATACCTTTTCTTCCTTTACTAAGAAAGGGCGATATTCTACAACCTGAGATGTAGAAGGAATTGTCAGACTATACTTTGGTGTTTCTAATATTGGTAATGGCATAATATATGTTTGTTGTTGTTTGTTATATCTATTTATCAACTAATTTCAAAGAATCCATAGGCAAATGTTGCTGAAACCTTTACGATTTCTTCTGATTCATTTGAAAATTCTATCGCAGATATCTCATAGGGAAAAGCGTCTTTTACTGCAGCAGTATAAATTACATTGTCTTGAGTGTCGAGCTGCTCTATAGTAATGTCTCGTCTGTATGCTTCATTATAGTTTACTCGATATGTTGGCACGTCAACTACATTTGATATCCATGAATCTAATGCCTTTTTTGCCAAATAATTTTGAGTGACGTTAAATGTAATTCTTATGTCCTCTTCTGTATAGCCAGTAGGTATCTTTATGGTATGACGATGCAGACTATAGTCCATAGTTGTAATTTGACGTGTAGGCATAGTTACCGAATCGCACATGATCGATAGATCATTGACATCGCCTGACCAGCCAGGCACACCAGCAAACGACACTCTAAATCTATTCGTCTTAGCAACTCCCAAGTTTTTTGCTATTGCACTTTTAAAATCGTTTATACTGCTGGTTGCCATTGATTAGATTAAAGTTTTAGTTTTTTGCCAGATCGATGAATTGCGTTCTTTTTCAAAACTGTCGGTTGGTAAGAATAGAGCGATTTCCCATTCTGGAGGTAATACCTCTACGGTCTTTGAACTTACGTGATCATAGAGATAGTGTTTGAAGCATGGAGCAAATGCTCTTAGTTTTGCTGTGCTGCTTAACATGTCGTATGACAGTCGAAAGCGAGTACTCTCGTTATACTTTTTGTTTGTCGTATAGTCGAGAAGTCTATCAAAAAATACTGCACGCTGACGAGGTGGCAGATAGTGTAGATTTAAGCCGTAAAATCCTTTTTTTGCTGGACCGACCATGATGATAAGAGGAAATTTATCATAGTACGGCAATGTCTCTTTGCCCTTTGGGTCATAGACAAACATAAACATACGTCCTATCAGCGGTTTATTTCTAACCTGTAATAGGTCATCGTTTAAGATACGAGACGATGATACGCTTGTCATACCACGTATCTTTCTCAAAAACCAATCTCTAGAAGACTTGGTTCTTGGCAACAATCCTGCTCGTTCGGCATCTGATTGTATCTTTGAAAACAAAGAAGGCATATGTCTATTTATACTGCAAAAATTACGTTAATAGCTTGATGCCGAGTGCCTTGATGCTGTCTTCTGTCCATACTTCAAAGATCCATCCACGATCTGCACAATATTCTTGCGCTGCTTCCCATTTTGATATATTTTTAGCATAGGTGAGCACTTCAGTGATGTATGCTTTGGTTTTACGAGTCTTGACTTTTGGAGCTTCGGTCTGCTTTTTGGGCTTTATCTCAATTAGATATGTTTGACCATTGCTAAATTTTATCTTTAGATCTACAAAATAGCGATGTATCTTATTATCAGTCTTGCAACGATAGCCAATTACCGTTTCTTCGCTGCTCCATCTAGCTACGTTTGGATTTTCGTCGCACCATCTAAATACCTGACGCTCCCATAATGATCTGTATGACACTGCATTATAATCACCATCATATTTTTCCTTGTTTATGACGCGATATTTGCCTTTATAATAGTGTCCATTTTTCATATAAATAGTAATAGTATTTATGGCGCTATCATATCCATCAACTCTGACAGAAACTTCTCATCCAGCAATATCATTCAAAAGTTCTACTGGTGACATGATATTTTTACCGATTCCAACTTCGTTGGAATTTGCTGATTCTGCAACCTATGACGACGCTGAACTTGGCTTTAGAGGCAAACAGGCGATGAATACTATGGAAGGTGCAGCGAGTGGAGGAGTTTTGGGAGCGATAGGATCAATGGCAAAAGGCATAATGAGCAGCATTGACGGTGCAAGTGCTGGAGTGCTTGCTTCAAAGGCAATGGGTATGGTTCCTGGATCTGGTGAAGCTGGAAGAGCTGTAGGCATAGCTACTGGAACTACGCTTAATAAAAATATTACATCAGAATTTACTGGTGTTGGCACACGCTCATTTTCGTTTTCATTTAATATGATGCCATACAGTCAAGCTGATGCAGTAGCAATTAAAAATATAGTATTTGCATTTCGGTCAGGATTGTATCCTGACGGAAACGATTTTGCCCTTAAATATCCTCCAAAATGGAAAATAAGTTTTTTACAATGTGGTGAGTACATACCAAAAATAGCTGAAACATATCTAAAGGACGTGAGTACAACATACAACTCAAATACAAATATGTGGAGATCGGATGGCGCTCCATTAGACACCACTCTTTCATTGACGTTTACAGAAACTAAAGCACTTACGCTAAAAGAAATAAAAGAACTTGGTTGATTATGGCTACTACATTTTTTAGAAAATATCCAAAAATAGAATATCTGATTGACGCTGACGGATCAACAGCGATATTGACAGACATTTCGCGCGCTGTTGCAGTCAGTTCTTTGGTAGTACCAGATGATATTTCTGCATACACATACTATGAAATACAAGATGGAGACAGACCAGACATAATATCCCATAAATTATATGGTGACGTTCAATATTATTGGACATTTTTTATATTAAATGATTTTCTTAAAGATGGCTATATGGATTCATGGCCTTTGTCTACTCATGAATTTTCAAAGATGATTGATAGAGAATATTCCAAATATTCTGCGATTTCAATGCTACCAATTTCAAGCCTAAATGCTAGTGACTTTATCGATTTTTCAATATTATCTTTAGACCCGGAATATTTGCCATACTTAAGACTTTCTTTAGTCGATGATAGCGCATGGGCAAAAATATTAAAATATGATCACACATTGCACCAGTGTGTAGTATATGACATTTTAAATCCTACTACTGGAGCTTCTGTTTTTCGTGAATCATTTGTAAAATACAAAACAATAAATGTTGATTTTAAAATGAGTTGGGATGATAGCGCTCGC